ACAAGAAGAGAGTTTGGAACTCAATCTAGATCTGGTGTTAGGACTATTGTTACCGAACAGTTTGATCAGGAATCTGTTGGAGACAGAGTTGTCAGTAGAGATCTTATTCCATACATGAGATCTAGAAACGTTGAATTCGTTTCTAAGAAAATGAAACCACTCACTAGAATGTATGGTTTCTTTGACGGTGTTGACATTACAGAGTATTGTGTTCCTAAACTTCTAGAAATCACTATGACATCTGGAACTTTCCAGGTTGGTGAAACAGTTGTTGGCACAATGCGAGCAACTGGTCTTGGTGAGTCCTCTGCGGAATCAAATGCATTTATTAGGTTTAGAGCTGCTCAATCTAACCACAGAGAAGGACCTTATAATGCTCCTACTAAAACTTATGTAGAAAATCCATATTTAAATCTTCCATTATCCGCATCTTATTCCTCTACTTCTACTATTCTTAATGTAGATACATTCTCCCTTGCATCTCAAGCAAGAGGTGACTTCTATGGTTGGGTAAAAGAAGGAATGACATTGGTTGGATCTACAAGTGGTGCCATAGCTACAGTTGAAAATGTTAGATTGATTTCTGATCTTGCTGCTGTTCTTATTGGCAGTTACTACATCCCAGATCCTAATAATATTAGTTTCCCAAGATTTGAGACGGGAACAAAAACTTTTACTCTTACTAATGATATTGACAACAATCAGGATAATGCAAGCACCATTGCAGAAGAATCATTCACTGCATCTGGTACTTTAGAAACTGTTCAAGAAAATATTATTTCGGTTAGAAATGCAAGAGTTGAATTGAGAAACGAGTTCCAGAGCAGAAACGTTAACAGAGATCTTGGCACAGAGGTTGTTGGTAGTAGAGTTGTTTCTTCAAGGACAAGAACTCAGACAATTATTAGTTACTATGATCCACTTGCACAGTCATTCTTAGTAGAAGATGAAACTGGAGTGTTCTTGACTAGTTGTGATGTGTTCTTTAGATCTAAAGACGACATGGATATTCCTGTTGTCTTCCAGTTAAGAACCATGTCCAATGGTTCACCAACTCCAAGAATTCTGCCTTTCTCTGAGGTTGTCTTAGATCCAGATGATATTCAAACATCAGCTGATGGATCAATTGCTACTAATATTCAATTCAAGGCACCAGTGTACGTTGAAGGAGGCACTGAATATGCTGTATGTTTAGCATCTAACTCCACTAAGTATAGTGTTTATATTTCTAGAATTGGAGAAAATGATCTTTTGACAGATGCATTTATTTCCAACCAACCATATCTTGGATCTCTGTTTAAATCGCAAAATGCTTCTACATGGGAACCAAGTCAATGGGAAGATCTTAAGTTTACTCTTTATAGAGCAGACTTCCTTGATACTGGATCTGTTGAGTTCTACAGTCCAGAACTCACAAGAGGAAATGCACAAATTGCAAAACTTACTCCCGATCCTATTGTTCTTCAGTCTAGGTCAATCAGGGTTGGTCTTGGGACAACTGTTGCCGATTCATATGAATTTGGTAATACTTTCTTCCAAGCAACAACAAATGCAACTGGTGACCTTGTAGGCACTGCAGGATCTGCTGTAGGAAACCTTTCAATCAGTAATGCTGGTTTAGGATATACTCCTGCTGATGGTGGTCAAACATTCACTGGTGTTAATCTTGTCACCTTAACTGGTCATGGAAGAGGGGCAACAGCAGACATTACTGTCAGAAATGGTAGTATTGTCGCTTCTGGTGCTACCATTAATAATGCTGGTGGTGCTGGATATCAAGTTGGTGATGTTGTTGGAATTGATACGATTGGAGCAGCATCTGTTGGTAGAAATGCAAGACTTACAATCGCAGGTATTGGACATACTAATGAACTTATTCTGAACAATGTTCAAGGTGAGTTTGTTGTTGGAGCAGCAAAAACACTGTTCTTCTTCAATAGTTCTGGTATCTCTACTGAACTTAATTCGTCTGGTGCTGCTGGACTTGGAACTGGTGGAGACGTTCAAATCACAAATATTGAAACTGATTCTGATGGATTGCACTTCAAAGTCAATCATCAAAATCACGGAATGTATTTCTCTGACAACTTGGTAAGCATATCTGGTGTTCTCCCTGATATAAAACCAACTAAACTGACTGCAGAATATTCATCTACATCTACAGATCAAATCGTAGTTGGTGGTGCAACATCATTCGCTACATTTGAAGGTGTTGGTGTTGGAACAACCAATGTTGGTTACTTATTAATTGGTGATGAAATTATTGAATATACTAATGTTTCTGGAAACAGTATTGGTGGTGATATTGTAAGAGGTGTAAGAAACACTGATCCGAAGACATATCCTGTTGGAACTCCTGTTTATAAGTATGAACTTGGTGGAATTAATCTTAATAGAATCAATAGAACTCATGATCTGAGTGATGTTACTAAACTTGATCCATTCACATTTGATAGTTATCAGGTTAAGATTGATACTAGTCAGACAACAGGAACTGATAGAAGCACTGATGTTGGATTCCCCAAACTTTATATCACAGGGGATAGATCCTCTGGGGGAACTAAAGTTAGAGCATCTCAAAATATGCCTTTTGAAATTATTACTCCACAAGTTCAAAATGTGACTGTTCCTGGAACTAGTCTTACAGCAGAACTCAGAACAACTACTTCTCAAAGTTTTAGTGGAAATGAGATACCATTTGTTGATGCTGGATTCCAAGATATCACTGTAAATCAGAAGAATTATTTTGATACTCCAAGAATGATTGCATCTAAAGTGAATGAAGATGCACAACTTACCAACATTATTGGTGGTAAGTCAATGCAGATGAGACTTTTCCTTTCATCTACAGATACTCGCATAAGTCCTGTTATTGACTCACAAAGAGTAAATGCAATTCTTACCTCTAATAGGGTGAATGATATTATTTCAAACTATGCGACAGATCCAAGAGTAAATGATGCTACTAGTGATCCAACAGCATTCCAATACATCTCTAAAGAAATTGTTTTGGAAAACCCAGCATCTTCTATTAAAATTATTGTTGCCGCTCATGTTAATGAGGGATCTGACATTAGAGCATTCTTTGCAACTAATAACAAACCAGGACTAGTCCCTGTGTTTACTCCTTTCCCTGGATATGCAAACCTTAATGAAAGAGGAGAAGTTATTGCATCTGAAAACAATAACGGTGAATCCGATTCTTTTGTAACTAAGTCAAACACTCTATCTTTTGATAGTAGAACACTTCCATATAAGGAATATACATTTACTATTGATAGATTGCCTTCATTTAGAACATATAGAGTTAAACTGGTTATGACATCCACAAGTCAGTGCTTTGTACCAAGAGCGAAAGAACTTAGAGTTATTACCCTAGCATAATATGGAATTTTATGAAATGGAAGGTCATAAGGATCTCGCAAGAGATCCTGAAACCAGAGCAATTGTTAATGTAAATACTTTGGAATATACACAGTATCTTTCAAGACGTGAAGTGAAAACTGAAAAGAATCAGAAAGTACAGACAATGGAGGAAGATCTTGCTAACGTGAAGAGTGAACTAAATGAAATCAAGTCATTACTAAAGGAGTTATTACATGGATCCTGATAGCATAGAGTTGAAAAATTTGTCAAAAATGTTTGCATATCAACAGATTGCAAAAGATATAGATAATTGTGATGACCGTGATATTCTTAAGAATATTGCAAAATCATTTTGCAAACTTTATTATAAACAGCAAGAAACAATGTCGGTAATAGGACTTCCAGATGCCAAATAAAAGAGTCCAATTTGATAATCTTGGAGCAACAACAAAAGTAAATTTTGATGCCAACCAATACGCAGATAATTTTTTTGGATTTAGAGTAGTTGGTTCTGCAGACACTGCATTTAATTTGACTGGATATGCATTTACCGGATTTATAAAAAAACACTCTGGTGCAGCGTCAACAGCAACAGATACAATTCCTCTCGGATTTAATACGGAGGGTAGAAGTTCTGGAATTTTAACCGCAATAGTTACTGCTGGTCTTAGTACAAATTTCAGTAAAAACTCTCCAAGATATACTTATGAAATAGACGTAACTAATAATTCAACGACAAAAAAGACAAGAATTGTTAGTGGAGATATTAATGTAAATGTGGGAGTTACTCAATCCGATACTGGAGAATCCTTGAAATGTATTGCGATTATTGATGAATCTGATGATGGTTCAACAGTTTCGGTTACTGAATGGCAAGAGTGGAGAGCAGCTTTTCCTGAAAGAGAGCATTATATTCTTCAACCAACTTCTACAGGCATTGCTATTACATCAGATGTGATGTCTACTGCAGTTCAAGCAGTGTATGATAGTGGATTTGATGATGGTAGATTAGTTCAGGGTGTAAATAGAGATGATGGAGTTGATGGAGATAGATCAGACTGGTTTGGAATAGTAGGACTTCAAACGGGAGTTGATACTAGAGTTGGATTATTTGTTGATGTTTCTGGTAGCATGACTTTATCAACAGTTCAAGCATCATACAATAAATTTTTATCCGATTGTTCGACTGCTGGAATTGAAATAAATCCACAAACAAATGCTGCTGAAGATTGGCTTGAACCATTTACAGGGATACTCTAATGGCAAAACAGTTAGTAGACATAGATACAATAGAAAAAGACATAATCATTCCAAAAGGAGTTGATTATGAACAATCTTTTACTATTACTGATAAAAATACCGGAACTGGAGTTAGTTTTACGGGATTTGCTTCGTGCAAAATAGATTCAAAATTTAAACAAAATTTTGAAAATGTCTCTTTTGCAGGAACATTTAGTTCTACTTTCACAAATTCAGGAGTTGTCACATTATCTTTAACAGATGCCCAAACATCAAACTTATCTGTAGGTAGATATTTTTATGATGTTGTGTCAACTTTAGAGTTTAAGACTGGTGCAGATGAAAATTCTGACCTACAAACTGTGAGACTAGTTGAAGGTCAAATTATAGTAGAATAAATACACTTAGGAAACTTGTGGAATAAATGGCACAACCAGCAAGTAGAACAGATTTAATTAATTATTGCAAAAGGCAATTGGGAGCACCCGTGCTTGAAATTAATGTTGCCGATGAGCAAATAGATGATCTGGTTGATGATGCCTTACAATATTTTCAAGAGAGACACTTTGATGGTGTAACTCAGACGTTTTTAAAATATAAAATAACTCAAGAAGATATTGATAGAGGAAGAGCACGAGGTGGTACTGATAATGCTGCTGGTATCACAACTACAACCGCATCTTCAACTATTGATGGATCTTCTGTAACCTTTTCGTTTGAAGAGAATAGTAATTATCTTCAAGTACCACCAGAAATTATTGGAATAACTAAAGTATTTAAATTTGATGGAACAAACACTGTAACTAATAACATGTTCAGTGTTAAATATCAACTATTTTTGAACGATATTTACTATTGGGGATCAACAGAAATATTAACTTATGCAATGACCAAGACTTATCTTGAAGATCTTGATTTTGCATTAAGCACTGATAAATTTATTAGATTTAACCAAAGACAAGATAGATTATATTTAGATTTTGATTGGGGATCTGCCGCTAAAGATGATTTTCTTATTATTGATTGTTATCGTTTAGTAGACCCAAATTCATATTCAAGAGTTTGGAATGACTCTTTCTTAAAGAGATATGTAACTGCACTTATCAAGAGGCAGTGGGGTCAAAACTTAATAAAGTTCCAAGGAGTCAAATTGCCTGGTGGAATTGAATTAAATGGTCGTCAGATTTACGACGATGCTCAGAGAGATTTGGAAGTGATCAAGGAGCAAATGTCCAATACTTACGAACTTCCTCCATACGATATGATAGGTTGATATCATGTTAAATCCATTCTTCACTCAAGGAACAGTTAGTGAGCAAAATCTTGTTCAGGATTTAATTAACGAACAACTGAAAATGTATGGCGTAGATATTTTTTATCTACCTAGAAAATATTTGACAGAAAATACTGTCGTAAGAGAGGTGGTGCAGTCAAAATTTGATATAGCACTTCCACTTGAAGCTTATGTGGATAACTATGATCAATACTCTGGTGCGGGCAATATTCTTTCAAAGTTTGGAATTGAATCGAAAGATGAAGTAAGACTTATCATCTCTAGAGAAAGATTTGAAAATTATATTACTCCACTGATAAAAGATCAAGCAAATGTAAAATTATCAACTAGACCAAAAAGTGGAGATCTTATTTGGTTTCCTCTTGACGATAGAATTTATGAAATTAAAGATATTGAATATGCAAAACCATATTATCAGTTACAAAACCTCTACGTTTATGAACTGTATTGTGAACTCTTCCGTCTGGAAGATGAAGTTATTGCAACTGGCATAGATGATATTGATGATAACCTGATAGGAGATGATTATGATGGTCAGACTGATGATGGTATAAACACTATTCAAGGTCCTACACAGACACTTACTCTGATTGGTGCTGCTGTTCAAGCAACTGCAACTGTTGCTATATTTGATGGTGGTGTAAGACAATTTACAATATCAAACAGAGGTGGTGGTTATAGTAGTGTACCAACTGTAGTCGTCTCTGCTGCCCCTTCAGGAGGGACTACAGCAGTCGGCATTGCCACTATGATTGGTGGTATCAATGTATGTAATTTAAATGCTAATCCAAGGGATCAATCTGTTCAGAGGGTTGATGTAGCAAATTCTGGTGCTGGATATACTGTAGCACCAGGTGTTAGATTTACTGGTGGTGGATCGGGTGGAACAGGTGCTGCGGCAACCGCAACAATTGGTGATGGTGTTGTTGGAATCGTTACCATTACAAACGGTGGTTCTGGATACACAACTCCTCCTACAATCACATTTAGTAGTGAAGTATTTAAGACTGGTGTCACAACTGTGTCTGCTGCTGCAACAGCAGTTGTAAGTGCTGCTGGAACGATCTCAAACATCTTCCTAACAAATGCTGGTGTTGGATACTCTGTTGCTCCTACGATGTCTATCGCAACATCTGGAAGTTCTGGATCTGGAACTTTCCAATTCAATGAAGTTGTAACAGGATCTTCTAGTGGAACAACGGCAAGAGTTAGAGTGTGGAATTCTACAACAAATGAACTTGAGGTTGGCAATGTAACTGGAGAATTCACTCGTGGAGAAACAATTACAGGATCTACATCTGGTGCAGCATATGAACTGAGAGTAGCAGACGCACAACCTGCGGATGATGGATTTGCTGATAATATCAATATAGAAACAGAAGCTGATGCTATTATTGACTTCTCCGAACAGAACCCATTTGGTATGCCCTAAATAAAAATATCTTAATATAAAGATATTGTAGGACTTAAAAATGTTTGAGTATTTTTACAACGAAATTTTGAGGAGAACCATTATATCTTTTGGTACTCTGTTTAACAACATTAGCATTAAACATGAAGACTCTGATGACAATACTGTCAGTGTTGTAAAAGTTCCTTTGGCATATGGTCCCACTCAGAAGTTTCTGGCAAGGATAGAGCAGTCCCCAGATCTGAATAAACCATTTGCGATTACCTTACCAAGGATGTCGTTTGAGTTTACGGGACTAACTTATGACCCTACTAGAAAAGTCACTACAACATCAACCTTTACTGTAAAGGATCCTAATGACGGCACTGAGACTAAAAAGTCTTACATGCCAGTTCCATATAACATGCAGTTTGAACTTGCCATCATGAGTAAGTTAAATGATGACGCACTTCAGATTGTAGAACAGATTTTACCATATTTTCAACCTGCATATAACGTCACCGTAGAACTGGTTGAAGCACTACAAGAGAAAAGAGATATTCCTGTTGTCCTGGAAAATATCACCATGCAGGATGACTATGAGGGAGACTTTACTAGCAGAAGAGTTCTCCTTTATACTTTAAGATTTACTGCAAAAACATATCTGTTTGGTCCAGCATCTGCTGCAACCAAGGATATCATCAAAAAGGCCACAGTCAGTTACCTTACAGGTACAGATACTTCAAATGCTACCAGAGAGGTTTCCTACTCTGTCGAACCAAGAGCAATCAAGAACTACACTGGAAACGCAGCAACAACACTGGCAG